ATGGTGATACTAATGACTGATTTTAACAAAAAACGCAAAACACAAAAAGAGCAATCTGAATCAAAAGCAACACATGCCCTGCAACGCAGACTCTACAAAGGCAGAGGTAAATCTTATCTTGCTTATCAACCCCCTGATATCGACATCAAAGCAGATGGTACACGTACCATTGTGAGCAAAACAGGCGGCTATGCTTACTGGCAGTTTGAAAAAGATCTTGAGAGAGCTGCCAAATCTCATTACCACAGATCGCAACTCAAACGTGATCCTGATGCAATCATTGATTATTTGGATCCGCTCTGGTCTCATCAAAAAGGATATTGGAGAGGTCTGGTTATTGATGAGGAAACACAATACCTGCCATACATCGCGATTGATTTAGATAGACATTTTGCAGATATCAAAGCCAAACAGTTTTTGATTGACTGCATTACAACAGATCAGATTGCCCGGAAATACTGTGAGCAATACGGGCTTTTCCTCAGTTATGAGGTCAACCCTGATAACGGCTCTGCAAAATGGTTTATGTGGTCTAAAAACAAACATCTGTCAGCAAACTATGCTGCCAAAATTGCGGAAGACCTGCACAAGACCATCGAAAAAGCCACAGGCAAAAACATTGAGGTCTTTGGTTATAACTGCAAAGCCTTAAAACTGCCCCTGCACCCCCAAAAACACACAATCATTGACACAGGTCATGTTGCAAATGTTGCCCGGAAATACAAAGGCAAGAGTGAGCACAACTATAATCAATGGCATATTTTCGAAACTCACTCAGTTATTGAATTCAACAGATTCTTAAACAGATGCACCAATGCAGACAAATTTGCTTTTTTCGCAGCAATCAAAGAGGGCTGCTCAAATCTGCCTGATGTCGATCTAAGCAAAGTGACTGTGATTGATGACACTGATGTTGTTACAGGTCCTCTTGTCAGTCGCTCCGCTCCTGCCAATGCGGGTTTGGGGGACAAGCCCCCCAAACATTTTAAAAATGCTTCGCAGCGGTTTATGTCTGTCAATTACGCAGACCTAAAAGATATCCCCAACAGCAGGGAGAGACAGCACAAAGCATTGCTCAGAGCCTGCCAATCTGCCAAACGTGTCCTTACAGCAACAGAGGCAGTTGATTTGATACATGAGCATCAGCTCTATACAGGCTCAAAAAACAACCCTGTGAGAGCAAACAGGATCAAAGGCATCTTACGTTATATTTCAAAAACGTTTGATCCTGCATTGTGTAAGGGCTCAGGTAAGACCTTTAAGATTGATGTTTCCAAGTTTCGAAAGTTTGCCAAAGAAACCATACCTGCCCCAATTAAAAAAGTGACCCGCAGAGGCAGAGTTGAGGAATCAGGGGAAATCATCTCTTACAAAAAATCACACATCATTACATCAGATGATTTTGCCGGTTATCTCGCTATCAATGAGTTTTGCCGGAAGTCTGCCCAATACAAAGATGGCGGTTGCCCAGAAGCCAGAGCAGAGCAAGTGCACAACATCATGCATGAGGCAGGACAACTGTCAAAAAAATGGGATGTCAAAAGATGGCGGTATATGCGAGACATTGCCAACGACAAAAACATTGTGATCTGTGATTATGTTGCTGATACTGATAAAGCTTATTGCTACCAAGAGGGCAAGTATTATTTGCAAACCCCAACTTGGGAACGCATCAGCAAAACAGGCTTACCTGTTGATATTGTTGCAGAGGCTGTTACAGCATCAATAAAAAAACAAAGACATAATACTGTAGGTGTTTGCGAAACACCTAAAATCAGCCTCTGCCCTGATGACATCAGAGGTAAGCCCCCTGATCTATGATTTCCAGAGCCACAGAGCCCCCAAAATCAACTGTTACAACTCTTGTAAGGTATCAATCAGAGATGCTGACAGAGAGCTTACGTGCAATGCTTTCAGTTTCAAAGCTGACACGCATAAATATAACTGAGTTATGCATGCTCACTGTTTCGCATGGTCCCTCTGTCACACCTCGACGTGAAAGAGGGCTTTTTTATGAATGGCCGGTATTCTTACCCATATCACCCGCAGTTTTAACTGTTTTGTTTAACACATCCACAATTTGCATCGGTGGCGGGGAATCCTTTTCTTGTATGGATTCAAAACCTGTTTGCCGGTTACCAAATGCGGCATAGGCAGCTTGTAACAAAATCGCATCTTTGACATGCTCATCTTTTGAGCCGGTATAAAATACCTCAAACGTGTCTAATGTTGTTGCTCTGTGCTCATACAGTGTCTGATTGTGCTTGTGTGATTTATAGTTTTTGGAACACAGGACGACAGCAAAAGTTAAAATTGAGATTATCACCAGTTTTGCAAAAACAAGCTGAATTGATTCAGGCACAGACTCAGGTTTATGCAAATAAACGTTGAGGAAAAATAAGGCAGCCACAATTGCAGTTATCGCAACAGCTATAACTGTTGCATTGAGCCACTTTTGAGCTGCTTCAGAGTGAGCTGTAGATTGATTATGAAATGCCTCTGCATTGGCAGTTACGCCAGCATAAGCTGACATCTTTCGAATATTTGTAAGAGATTCTTCAGCTTCCTTCCTGTTGTATTCTCTTTCATTTTTTCCATGTTCTAACAACGCATTTAATTGATCATTTTTAGCTTCGATCTGCTTGAATAATTCATCAGCTTTTCTCTGGATTGAATTAACATCAATTTCTTGAATTCCGGTTACTGCCAAGGGCAGTAGAATGCCGCTAAGTATTTCGCCTCTAGTTGAAATAAATTTGCTGATGATTTTATTGTATCTCTCTGTAGTGTTTTCATCTTGTCCAATTTCAAAACTCTCAATCTCAGAAGCTAATTCATGCACCTTTGTGAATGATGTTAGTAAGTTGTCGAGTTTGTTATGAGGTAGTATAGAAAAGTCTCGATTGTAAAGAGGCTTAAATAGTTCCAGATAATCCTTTATCATTAGTATTACATCGTCAAAGTCAATTTCATTTGCAAGATCATTGCTCTTTTGGAGCATTTCTAAATCAATATTTTTCAGTGCCTGAATCTGATCCGCAATCCTTTTAAGAAATTGTGTCTCTTGAAGATGAAGCATTTTATCTCGCTCTTTCAAATGATAATAATGTTGTGATCAGCCAACACAGATTGTTTTCAAGCCCATATTATGGGCTCACTTTTTCTAAACCACAATCATTCTTTGCTCTGATCTAGCTCATTTTTTTTGCCCCTCATCCCTACATACAATGTGTTGTGTTTAAACACACTCATTTTGTTTTCTGTTGAGCCCTCTTTCACACCTCGACGTGAAAGAGGGCTTTTTTTACGCCTGCTGCATAAATAAATGTATGGCAGCATTATCTGATTACCTTAGAGACATCATCAATAACTATCTCTTTCGAGATGGAACATTTAACAAACCCTCAGAACTGGCAATCTGTCTTTCAACAGACACAGTTACTGCATCAGATACAGGAGCAGTTGCAACAGAAGTTGCTGACGGTGTTGGTTACTCCAGACAGGTATTAGGCCCTGCTGATGCTGATTGGTCTGCCTCCAATTATGGCATCACCAACAATCAAGGCAAATTGAGCTTCGGAACAGCTTCTGCCAACTGGGGCACTGTCAAATATGTCTTCATTACAGACAGCTCAACCTATGGTGAGGGCAATTTGCTCATGTATGGCCCGCTCACCATTAATCGTGATGTTTACACCAATGACACTTTTGAAATCAACATATCAGATCTTAAATTTGAATTAGATTAACTCTTATAAGATATGCCAAGCAAAATAAAGACAGCCAGCAATAAGACCTCAATCAAGTCTGCTCATGAAATTCAAAGATCTGTTGATAGATCATTTTACCAGTCTAAGGAATGGCGAACACTTAGAGCACAACATCTGAGAGAAAATCCCTGTTGTGAAATGTGCAGACCGATAGTGACCCCTGCTGTAATCGTCCATCACATCATTGAAGTAAAAGACGATCCAACAAAAGCATTAGACCCTGAAAATCTGCTTTCCTGTTGCGTTGCCTGTCATAACACCATTCATAAGAAACAGGAGGATAATTGAGCAGGAAAAAGAAAACCAATGTGCTGATGACAGATCAGCAATCAACAATGTTTTTAAAGATTGCCCAGCAATCAGCAAAAGACAAAGAAACATTCTCTTTCCCTTTACAGGTTGTGAATGAACATAAAGGAAGCCCGAGCATTATTCAGGTTTCAATACAACTTAATCAATTGAGTCTGTTTGAATGGCAAACTGTTACTGCTGATCAATTCAGAGATATTGTTGAAAAGAGTTTGCCTGACAACATCAATGTTGTTGCCAAGCTCACTATATAAATCAAATGTTTAACCTTAAACAAAGGAATTAAAAAGATATGCCGATTGTTGTTCCAAATGAGGGAGAACTTGTTGCCCTCGATTATATGCTTAAAGATACCTCAGTAACTGCCGGTTGTGTGCTGAGATTATACACCAATGATTACACACCTGTTGCTGCTTCAACTGATGGTGATTTCACTGAGGCAACATTTACCAACTATGCAGAGGTTACTTTGACCCGCTCTAGTTGGAATGCTGCTGTAACTAATGGTTCAGGAAAAGCTGAATCGTCTTATGGTGCATCGCCTCAGTCTTGGACCTGTGGAGCCTCTGGTAACACAGTCTATGGTTACTGGGTTGAGACCACAGACGTGACCCCAACTATTCTATGGGCTGAAAGATTTGGTACAGCTCGCGTATTAGCAGACGGGGACATTCTAAACATTCAACCTAAATTCAGTTTGAGCAGTGAGAACTAAACAGGAGTCTAATTGATAAAGCGAAATGATAAGTGCTTGTGTGCATCTGGAAAGAAATACAAGCATTGTTGTCTTGGTTACTTTGATGAGTACCACAGACAAGAGCAGGCACACTTGATGCAGATAGCATTGAGACAGGAGCAAAACAGGAGGACGAATGACAGACAGAGATATTCTTAAACTTTTAAGAAAGGTGCAGAAAGAGTTTGTTCAAAGAAATGAGACACCAGAGCACTCAGACACTCCTGCTGTTATTGATCCTGATTTTGATAGTCGTGTTCAGAATGGTTTTATTGAGTTCAATGTGCCTGACTGGTCAGACGAAACAACAAAGCCTGTGAACTGGAAACAGCAGGGCTTTTGAGGCTCAGGGGGGATATCCCCTAAAATCATGAATTAGGGTGCATATGCTGAAACGAGCCCGCATGTGCAGTTTTTTCGTGCATAAATAGAGGTATAGGGGGTTAAACATTCCCCCTGTTTTTTTTAAGGAAATAAAACAGATGAATGAAACAGTAATTAAGAAAGAAACAGTTGAGTTTCAGAAATGGTGTATTGAGTATTCAGTGTTTGAATGCAGAATTGAGTTTTCTGTATTGAACATGAATCTAATTGACGCAGAACCTGATTTCCAAGTTGCTATCAAATTTGATGGCTGCTCTGATTCGTCTGGTTATCTTCACTTCTGTAATGAGGATGAGCCAATAGAGTTTTGGGCATTCCTTTACAAGTTGGCAGAGAAAGAATTGCCTTATTGTGATTGGAGTGATTTGGAACAGGATGAAACAAAGGTTCTATTTATATCAGGTGTGACAATGCCCTCTGATGAGGAGATGTCAAAGGTTGTCTGTCTCGAATTGAAGGAGGACGATTGAAAAACCATTGGCTGAATCAACACAAGCAAAAACAGACTTGTGATTTCAAACAGTTATACAATTCTTATCTCTGGCGTTCATTCGTTTTGAAAATGCGGTTGAATGGCATTACAAAGATTAACCATGAAACAGCAGAGGCATTTTTAGATTGGCTCAATGATGATCAGGAGGCAGAGTGAAAAACCATTGGTTACAACAACGCGAACAAAGAAAGCATGAGCAATGCAACATCTCTGGTTGTATTGGATATGTGTATGATGTCCAAGAACAGAATGGCGAACTATTGTATTCATTCAAGTTATTCAAACACATGACACTTTCAGAATATGCAGAATGGCTTGCTGATGATGACGATGACTTTGATGACGATGTTTTAGTTGTTGGCGATGACGAACAACCACAGGGGGCGGATTGAAATATAAAATCATAGATGTAACAGACCTGACTCATTCAAACAAACATTATCTGTTTTTGGATGATGAGTCTAATGTTGTCGGAACACTTGAAACAAGTGTTGAAATCAAAGAACTATTACAGGAGGACGCTTGGCAAAAGGTAGACCACCAGCCCCCGAAGCAATAAACAATCTGAAAGGGTGCAGTAACAACAGACGCAAGAAACAGAAAGACCTGAAAGCCCCGGAAGGCTGGCCCGCAATGCCTGCATACTTTGATGAGTATGCCAAACAGGAATGGTCTTTCATCTGTGAGCAGTTACAGACAATGAAAATTCTCTCCAGCTCTGACAGAGGTGCTATCGAATCACACTGCAACTCTTATTCGCGTTACCGTATCGCACAAGAGTTTGTTGCTGAACAGGGTGCAGTAATTGTGCAGGGCAAAAACAATTACATGTGTATCAACCCTTGGGCATCTGAGATGAATTCAATGCAACAGCTCATGAATAAATTCTATTCAGAATTTGGGCTTACACCTGTTGCACGGGCAAGAGTCAGAACAGACAAAGACAAAGATAGTGATGATGACTCAGGTATTGGTGAGCTTTTATAAAAGCATGATTCATACATATCTGTATGAAGAAATACAAAGTACCACGCAACAAGCAAGCTGATCATGCTGTTAAATTCATTCAGTGCCTGAAACACACAAAAGATTTCTCAGGCAAGCCCTTTAAGCTGGCCCAGTTTCAAGAGGATTTTGTTAGGCAGCTTTTCGGCACACTCGATAAAGACGGCAACAGACAATTTGAACGGGCTTTTCTCTTCCTGCCCACAGGCTCAGGCAAAACTGAATTGCTGGCAGCTATCGCTTTATACTGTCTTTTCACGTTTCCCCCCGGTCAAGAAATCATTTCCTGTGCTTCCAACCAACGGCAGGCCAGTTTGATTCTTGAGGCGGCTAAACAGATGGTAAAGATGAACTCTCTGTTAAGGGAGCGTTGCAAGATTCTTAAAGATAGAATCTCGATCATTGAAAAGTTTTCTTATTACACGTCAATCTGTGCAAGCCCAGAAAATGAGGATGGTTTAACGCCCTCAGTGGTTCTCATGGACGAGTACCACACGCAAAAGAACCATGCCCTAATTTCGATGCTTGAGGCGAAATTTGCCAAACGTAAAAATCCAATTTGGATTGGTATTTCTACAGCAGGTATCTATAGCCAAGAAAGACCCTGTTACCAAGAGTATCAGTTAGCAAAAAAGATTGCATCAGGTGAAATTGAAAACCCGCATTTTCTGCCTGTAATTTATGAGGCGGCCCCAGATTCAGATTGGACAGATGAAAAGACTTGGATTGCCTGTAATCCGGCTTTACAAGCTGGCTTTAAAAACATTAAGGCAATGAGAAAGAGTTTCAAGTTGGCTCAGGAAATCCCAAGCAGGGAATCATTCTGGAGACAACAACACCTCAACCAATGGTCTAATCAATCAACTCAATGGCTATCAAAGGATGCTTGGGATGCTTCAAATGTTCCGTTTGATGTTGATGAATGCTTGGGGCGTGAATGTGTAGCCGGAATGGATCTGGCCCCAGTACATGACATCTCTAGTTTTTGCCTACTCTTTAGGTTTGACGATGGCTCATACAAAGTATTGTCTTACAACTGGTGTAATGAAAAAGAAATTGATGATCGCTCAAAAGAATTCCCTTACAACATTTGGGAAAGGCAAGGCTTTCTCAGATCAACGCCCGGTGAGGCAACAGACTTTGAGTTTATCAGACGCGATATCAACGAATTAGCAAAGCTCTATAACATTAAAGTCATTGCAACAGACCCGTATCAGTGCCACCAGTTAGCACAAGAGCTGCAAGAGCAAGACGGGCTCAATGTCCAATGGTTTAGACAGGGCTTTGTTTCTCAGGCAGAACCAACATTTAAACTTGAGAGACTGGTGATTGATAAGAAACTGCATCATAACGGCAATCCGGTTTTGCGATGGGCAGCAGGCAATGTTGTTACTGTTTCGGATGATGCAGGCAACATCAAGATTTCAAAGAAGAAATCAACAGAAAAGATTGACCCAATAGCAGCATTGGTCAATGCAATCGGTATTGAAATGATTGATACAGAGGAACAACCGTCTGTATATGAGACAGAGGGAATATTCTATGTGTGAGCTTTGCTTAATGCTGCATACATACTGTTATGAAATTCAAACCTATAAATTGGCTGAAAAATGCACTCAGTAAGTATTCAGTAACAGATAAACTGATGGCAGAAATGCGGTCTGCTGCTGGTGCTGAAATCAAAGTAACAGAAGAAACAGCACTGAAACTGACTGTTGTTTATGCTTGTGTAAGAATCATTGCAGAACAAATTGCCTCTTTCCCGTTTCCCGTTTATCGACGAATGGACAACGGCGGAAGACTCCGCGATAAAGAGCACCCTGTTTTTGATCTGCTCAACATCACACCTAATGGTGAAATTACCGCGATGCAATGGCGGGAGGCGATGCTTGGGCACACTCTCACATGGGGCAACGGTTATTCAGAAATTGAATTCAACAGAGCAGGCGAACCGATAGCCCTGCATCTCTTGCCACCAAATAAAATCAAAGTTGAAAGATCCAAATCAGGTAAGATCATCTACAAGTTGGATAACAACATAACGCCAATTCCAGCATCTAACATGCTGCATTGGGCGGGAATGGGCTTTGATGGCTTAATGGGTTACTCACCAATCAGGCTTGGTAAGTCTGCAATTGCTCTTGGTATGTCAACTGAGTTGTTTGGTTCATCATTTTTCAACAATGGCAGTAAACCCGGTGGTGTGTTGGTTCATCCGGGCACACTCTCACCTCAAGCTGTTGAAAATCTGAAAAACTCTATTGAGGCAGAGCACGGCGGACCCGGCAACTTTGGTAAATGGATGGTGTTACAGGAGGGCATGAGCATTGAGCAAACAGGTATTCCCCCAGAGGATGCACAATTCTTAGCAACGAGAACATTTCAATTACAAGAAATTACAAGACTGTTTCGCGTTCCCAACCATTTAGTCAATGAGATGTCTGCCTCAACATACAGCAACATAATTGAGCAATCGTTAGAGTTTATCATGCACACCCTCAGACCTTGGTGTGTGAGAATCGAGCAACAGACCAATATGAAATTGTTTAGCCCTGCTGAAAGAAAAACATTTTATGCAGAGCATTTAGTTGACTCATTACTGAGAGGAAACCCCAAAGAAAGAACTGATGCTTTAATGATTCAGTTTATGCATGGGGTTTTATCTTTGGACGAATGGCGAGAGATTGAGAACAGAAACCCGATTGTTGACCCTGATCAACACTTTGTGCCTGCCAACCTCACAACATTAGGTGCTGTGATCAGAGCAGCAGAGCAGTCTAAACAGCCTGCAATTCAGCCACAAGATCAGCCAACAGATAATCAGGCAACTGATCAGCCTGCCGATCAATCAACAGATGGTCAATCTGATAATCTGCCTGCTGATAATCAACCAGCAGTGTCAGCATCAAGAGATGCTGTTAATGACAACCTCATGAGAATGTGCAGACGCGAACAAAAAGCAGTTTGTAAGGCTGCTGACAAGCCCAAAGAATTTCTCAATCTGATTGATGAGTTTTATGAGAAACATGAGGGCATGATTAAGCAGGCTATGTTGCCAAGCCTGAAAGCATTCTATGCTCTTACTGATCCTGATGCTGATGCAGAAAACAATGCTGTATTCTTGGCAGAGCAGATTTGCAAAGACAGCAAAGAGCAACTGCTTGATTTATCGGGCAGAGTCACAGTTGAAATGTTGCCCGATGAAATCAACAGATGGTGTGTCAAAAGATCACGCGAAATTCTATCCATGATCACTATATAACTGCATGGATATTGAACGTTTTTTCTTTGATACAGATCAGATTGAATTTGATCTTTTAACTGATGCTGAAAGCAACCCAACAAATCAGGTTTCTGGTTACGCGATGAAATGGAACACCCTTTCCCATGACAGGGGCGGGTATCGCGATGTGTTCAGGCCCGGTGCTTTTGGTGATTCGCTATACAGCACAGACAGTGTTGACGTTAAAGCCTATTACGATCATGAAACAAACAAGTATCTTGCCCGAACTGGCAACGGTACTTTGAGACTTTCAACCGATGAGAAAGGTTTAAAGTTCTCTTTTGATTTGCCTGATACGCAACTTGGCAGAGATGTTAAGACCTTGATTCAGCGGGGAGACATTCCGGGGATGTCGTTTGGTTACTTCCCTGACAAATACAGATGGAAAGATGAGGCTCAAGGCCCAATTAGAGAGCATCTTTCCGGCAGACTAGTTGAGGTTTCCGTTGTTCATGATCCGGGAATACCAAAGACAGAGCTTGTTTTGCACTCTCTCCAGAAATGGAAAGACAAGCAAAAACAAGAGCAGGAAAAAACACCTCAGTTAGACAGAATCAAAAGAATTCTGAAATTGTCTGAGAATATTTGAAACAGAGCTGCATAGATACAGCAGATTTAAGTAATAACGCTTTTTAACGAGCGTTTTTGGGTTTTAAATTAAATTCATTCATTATAACGGCGAACCGTTTTCTAGTTTTAGAAATCGGTTCGTTTTTTTATGCCCTAATTAGGAGGACTGTTGAAGTCAAAAGAACATTTAGAGAAATACAAAAACCTGATTGCGGAAGCCCGTAAAATTCAGGATGCAGCAGATGCTGACAAACGTGATGTGACAGCAGAAGAGGCTGACAAATTTGACAGCATCATGAGTGATGCTAACAAAGAAAAAGAACAATATGAAAGATTGGAGCAACTTGAAAGAGTTGAGCTGACTTTCAAGCAGAGTGCAGGCAGAATCAGTGAGCCTGAACAGCCTGCAATTGATCTGCCAAAAGAAACCAAGCAAAGTTACTCTTTGCTCAGAGCCCTCAATAAGTTTGCCAATGGTGAAAAACTTGACGGTCTGGAAAGAGAAGTTTCTGACGAAATTGCAAAACAGACTGGCAAACAGCCTCAAGGGTTTTATATGCCCTCAAGTCTGACTGTTGAAAATTATGACTTGACCACAACCACAGGCTCAGGTGCAGTCGGTACTGTTACTGATGCAAGTAACTTTATCGAATACCTCAGAAACAAAATGGTTGTGCAATCATTGGGTGCAAAGATTCTTGACGGTCTGACCTCATCTTTGTCTATTCCAAAACAGACAGGCACAACAACTGCTGCTTGGGTTACCGAAGGAAACGCAACCTCTGCCAGCAATGCAACCATTGGTCAAGTACCTCTTGCACCAAAATCAGTAACTGCATTTACTGACCTTTCCAGAAAGTTCATTAAACAAAGTTCTGTGAGTGCTGAGAATTTCGCCCGTCAAGACTTAGCAACTGTGATTGCTCTTGAACTTGATAGAGCCTGTATCAATGGTTCAGGATCTGGTGCAGAGCCAGAGGGTATTCTGCAGAATTCAGGCATTGGATCTGTTGCATTGGGTACTAATGGTGCTAATCCAACCAATGCAAACATGATTGAACTTGAAACCAAAGTTGCACAAAACAATGCTGATGTTGGAAATCTGGCTTATGTCACCAACGCTAAGATGAGAGGCTATCTAAAACAGAAAGAAAAAGTTTCCGGTTATCCTAACTATGTTTGGACCGAAAGCAGCAGCACACCTGTGAATGGTTACCGTGCTTTGGTCACAAATCAAGTACCATCTGATTTAACCAAAGGAACAGGAACAGACCTTTCTGCTATGATCTTTGGTAACTGGGAAGATTTGTTAATTGGTATGTGGGGCGGACTCGATATCTTGGTTGATCCTTACACTGGATCCAGTTCTGGAACAGTCAGACTTGTCATGTTCCAAGATTGCGACATCAAGTTACGTCATGATGAAAGCTTTGCTGCAATCGTTGATGCTATCACTAGCTAATCTTTCACGATAATCACAAACCTCAGCTCATTACGGGCTGAGGTTTTTTGTTTTTAAAGGCATATATAACAGTATGAAAAATATTAAATTGAATTACTCACAGTTAATCGGACAGCATTGCTATCAAAAAGGTGATGTTGTTGAAGTCTCAGACGACAGAGCAAAAGAGCTTGTTTTCAAAGGTGCTGCTGAATTTCATTCTGTTGTTGAATATGAAACAGCAGACATGAAAAAAGAAACATTTGAAACACCTGATAAACCAAAGCCAAGACGCAAGACTAAAAAGACAGGTGAATAATGATCAAAGAAAGTCGCGTTATTGTTGAGCCTGCTGTTGAGCCCGTTTCACTTGATGAGGCAAAGAATCAAATCAAATTAGAGTATTCTGTAACCGCAGAGGATGCTTGGGTAACTGACCTTATCAGCAGCTCAAGGATATTCTGTGAGCAGATTACACAACGGCAATTCATCACTGCAACCAGAAAAGTGTTTTTTGATTGCTTCCCTGAAATGATTCTGCTTGATCGTCCAACATGCCAAGCTGTTTCAAGTCTCAAGTACATTGACACAAGCGGTACTCTGCAAACATTAGACAGCAGTATGTATCAGGTTGATATTTACAGTGAGCCTGCCAGAGTGATTCCTGCTTATGGGCAGAGCTGGCCCTCAACCAGAGGTGTTTTAAATGCGGTTGAAATCACATACACATGTGGTTTTGGAGATGCTGCAACAGATGTGCCTGCCAAAATCAAAGATGCAATGATGATTTACATAACTGCCCGGTATTATGACAGAGAAGGTTTGAGACCTCTGCCAAGTGCTTTTTATGACTCACTGTCTCATTACATTGTTTCAATTCCGGTTTAACAATCATACATACTTGTATGACTGGCGATAAAAACAAACGCATTACGATTCAAAGACACACACCAATAGAGCAGAACTCATTAGGTCAAGAGATTGTTACATCTGGCTATTGGTCCGATGTCGGTACTCGTTGGGCTTCTGTCACTCCCTTGAGTGGTAAAGAGGCAGCACAGGCTCAGCAGATGCAGGGGTATCTTGAGCATGAGGTAAGGCTTGTCTATGACCCAACGCTAAACATCACTCCCAGAGACAGAATCTCATACGACAGCAGAACATTGGAAATATCCTCAGTGATGAATTTCAAGGAGGCGAGTTTTGAATATGTGTTGCGATGTACGGAGAAAATATAGATGGCGGGAAAGTTTGCAATTACTGGAGTCAAAGAGTTTGATAAAAAGCTGAAAAAGCTTGGCTCTGAGGGTTTGAAAATGGTTCGTAGAGCAATGAGAGAAGTACAAAAGGAAATGGCAGGCGATATCAAGAATGCTGTGCCTGTTGGTGAAACCAAAGAAACCAAAAAGGGAGTCAAGGTAAAGGCAGGCAGACGGTCAAGAAAACAGATCAGCATGAATGTTGTGATTGGATCAAAAGACCCTGCTGATTTTCACGCCGCATTCGTAGAATTTGGTACAGAAGATATTCCTGCCAATCCAGCAGCCAGACAAACATTTGACAAAAACAAAAACTCAGCCAGAGACAGTTTAGAGGAAAAGATTGGTGATGGCATCAGAAAATTAACCAAAGGAAAATAAACACATTGCTTGCTGCTGTATCCTGCTTTTTTAATCCGTGCAATTACCACAATATCAAACAGAATTACTTTGAATTTCAAAAACATCTCACAGGTGTTGACCTTTTTACAGTTGAGCTTTCGTTTGATGGTTCTTTCATTATCCCTGATGCTATGCAGATCAAAGGAAATGAAACCAATCTGCTTTGGCAGAAAGAAAGACTGCTGAATCTGTTGATTGATTCTCTGCCTGATAAATATGACAAAATTGCTTGGATAGATGCAGATATTATTTTCCAGAATGATAACTGGTCTGCTGATGCAGAGAAACTGCTTGATGAATTCCCAGTGATTCAGCTTTATGAAACAAGCATTCTGCTTAATTCTGCCGGTGAGATGGAAGCAAAAGCACCATCAATTGTAAAACTGAACGACAAGAAAAAAGCCAGACCCGGTTATGCATGGGCAGCACGCAGAGAATTATTCCCGTTGTTTGATTTGAATATTGTTGGCGGTGCTGACACTCTCATGTTTGATGCTTGGGCAGGATCATCCCACAACCACACATTAAAACAGATGTCAAATAAACATGCTTCTGCATTCCAACAATGGGCAACAGAAGCCTATGACAAGACCAAAGGCAAAGTTGGTTATCTGCCAGATTGGATTATTCATCTTTGGCACGGGAAGCACCAAAACCGGCAGTATGTCAGCAGACACAGCATCTTAAAAAACAATGATTTTGATCCTGCCTCTGATATCAAACTGGATTCAAACGGGCTTTGGTCTTGGAATACAGACAAGCCTGATATGCACAATAGAATAAAACAATACTTTGTTGATCGTAAAGAAGATGAGCAACTTAAACTTTCACCTGTTAAAGAAATGGCAATTGTTGCTTGCCATTTTAACCCCTGTAATTTTCAAAGACCTGTTGAAAACTGCAAGAGGTTTCTTGCTGAGATCGGGCAACCTGTAACATTGGTTGAGCTTTCCTTTGATGGCAACTTTGAGTTTGAAGACTCAATTAAAATCAATGGTGACATCAGAAACAATCTGATGTGGCAGAAAGAAAGATTGCTGAACATCGGCATTGAGAGTTTGCCCGATTCAGTTGATGCTGTTTGTTGGGTTGATGCAGATTTGATTTTCGAAAATCCAAATTGGTTTGAGGAAACAAAGCAGCTATTGCAGAAACACCAGTTTGTGCAACTTTTTCAACAGGTTGATTATCTTGATTCAACAGGACAAGTTGAAAGAACAGTTAAAAGCTATGCCGAAACACAACGTTTAAAGCTCAATGTCTATGCTGCTCCCGGTGGTGCTTGGGCTGCAAGATTAGATGCTCTGCCCAACGGTATATTTGATGCTGATATTGTGGGTGGCTCTGATGCTAAGTTTCTGGCAGGGATAGTGAAAGATCAGACTTACCTCAACACGTTTTATTCAGCTTTGAAAAACCAACCCTTAAACGATTGGCAGAAGCAGCAACAACAGATTGCTCATTCAACTGTTGGTGTTTGTTCGGGCACAATTAAGCATCTTTGGCATGGTGAAAAAGCAAACAGGAATTACAACAGACGCATTGAGATATTGAAGCAAAGCAACTTTTGCTCTGATGATATTGCCATTGATTCAAATGGTCTTTGGTCATGGAACACAGACAAGCCACAGTTGCACAGTGATGTTGCTGAATATTTCTCTGCAAGAAAAGAGGACGAAATAGACAAGTACACTGCCTTTTACAATTCAGGCGGTTGGTCATACGAAACAGCCAAAGAGCAACGATTCTTTCAGAAATGGTTTCAACAGAAATTCAAACTGAAATCAAACGCAAGAATTCTTGAATTGGGTTGTGGAATGGGTTTTCAGTCTGCTGTTTTGGCTGATATGGGTTTTGATGTGACTGGTTTAGATGTCTGTCAAGCAGGCATTACAGCAGCCAAACAAAGGAAATCAAAAGCAAGTTTTATCTGTGATTCGGCAGATAATCTTTGTTATCGATTTCCAAAGAGGCACTTTGATTGCATCTATGTAAGAGGTATGAGCTGGTTTCACTACGAACTAGACAGGATATCAGCAGAAACCAATGTTGATATCAGGCAAAAGACCAAAATGTTTTTTGAATACTTGAAACCAAAGGGCTTGTTTTTCTTACAGATTGCAACAGATTTCTCAGGTGAGATCAAAAATCATGTGCTTTATAACAGACTCGATAAATACATTGATTTGTTTGCACCATTAGGAAACATCGTGCATGTGTCGAATTGGGCAGGTGTTGAGCTGCATTCTCAGGAGCAGGCAGAACAGGTCAAAGGCAACATTATCATTGTGACTCAGGCGGTATGATTTGGAATTTTCAACAGATTGGTTTTCCCACAACATCAAACATTGGAATGAGCATCTTGCACATTTAAAAGATGAGCCTGCTCAGGCTCTGGAAATCGGCAGTTATGAGGGCAGGTCTTGCTGTTGGATGTTGAAAAACATTCTGACAGATGAGCAATCAACAATCACTTGTGTTGATGTTTGGACTAAACCAGAGATTGAAAAACAGTTTGATTGTAATGTTGTCGAGTCTGGACAAAGCCACAAAGTCAAGAAAATCAAATCTGCCTCTTGCATTGCATTAAGGCAACTCAGATTCAGCAGCTTTGATTTCATTTATATTGATGGGAGTCATGAGGGCAGAGACGTTTTAGAGGATGCTGTATTGAGTTTTCGTCTGTTGAAAAACTCAGGCATACTGATCTTTGATGATTATCTTTGGGAAGGCAAAGCCAAGATCTTTCCCAAACCGGCAATTGATTCTTTCTTGCATCTCTATCAACATCAAATAAAAGTGCTGTTCTCAGGCTGGCAGATCATCATTCAGAAACATACATAAGGTATGTCACAATACCAAGAAATATTTTTGAAAGCACAAGCTTGTGTGCCATCCGAAGACACCAGCGGTTACTATTTTCAGGGCACTGGTACAACTGGTGGTTTTGATCATCCTGACGATTGCCTTACATCATATCTGTTGTTTGGCTCACCCTATAAAACTTGGGTTTCATTTGAAAATGTCACTATTCCAGCAGGGGCAACAATTGGAAAAGCTTGGTTAGAGATCACCAGCACCAGCAATGAAACCACAACTTTTGATTTAAACATATATTCTGTCATTGGCACAGCAACTTATGATTGTGGCACTCACTCAAGTATGGTCTATGGCAATGATTCTGTATTGTGGTCAATTGATAGCTCTTGGGTGACTGATGGTGTTTACTCAACTCCAAACCTGACATGTGTGATTCAAAACATTGTTGATGATGCATCTTGGCCAACGGTTGGCGGTGTTGACATGACTTTTTCTTTTGAGGGTGGCACCACAGACACAAGAACTGCTGATATCGATGGTGTGACACTGAAAGTGTATTACCATAATCCAAGCGGTGGTTATGGCTATGGGTATGATTGTGACACTTATGATTGCAGCATCTCCCCTTGTGGTTGTGTTGCTCCAACCTGCACTGCATCAGGTCAGCCAGACGGAACAAAGCTAACAAAGAAAATTACAGCAACAGAAGACGATGGATTTTATGCTTGTGGCTCAGCCTGCCAGAATAACCAACTTATGCTTGGTGATTACAATGCTGTTTCGATGTTGTCAGATGTCGAGCTGTCGGCACAAGCAGTTGCCGGTAAAGGTGCAAATATCTGGCTTAGATTTAAAGACCTTTCAATTCCGACACCAACAGAATCAATACAGATCGTAGTTAATCAATCATACATTGAATTCAATTGTAAGACTGCTGATATTGCAGGTGTGACTGATGGTGATGTTGTCGTTGATATTTATATCGAATGTGGAAACGCGAACACAATAGATTGCTCTACTGGCACACACCCCAGTGCATTAAACAGAACAGCAGGAAAAAAGACTTGGACGATAAATTACAGTTGGGATACAGTCAATCAGGTTTATCACGCAACAGAGCTTGAGTGTCTGGTGCAAGAAAGAATTGATTATGATTGGACAACTGGCGATAACATCACGTTTCTGATGATCACAGATGAGGCTTTGACAGACTCAGGTGCAACACGCTATGCCTACGATTACTCAGATGCATCAAGTTTTGAGCCTCGATTGGTCGTCTATTATGACATGATTCATGTTGGTACAGGCGGTGTTGTTGTTGGCGGTGCTGCTGATGTTTCATCAATCACAAATATTGATGGTGTTCTAGTTGGTGGTGCTGCTGATGTTACCAAAACTGTAACTGAAACCCCAACAGGCGGATTGCTGGCAGGTGGCACATCTGTTGAAACTGCCACATACAACATTACTGCTACTTCTGGTGCTTTGGTTGGTGGCTCAGCCTCACAGACATTCAATGATATTATTGAACCATCAGGAGGACTCACAGCAGGCACTGCCGGTGATGTCTTTGCAGAGTACAACATTGTTACTGCTGGTGGTCTTGCTGCTGGTGGCTCATCAGTACCATCAATTGATTTCAGTTATACGGGCTCAGGTGGGGCTCTGGCTGGCTCATCTGCCAGACTAAACAACATTATCACACCAATCATCTCAGGAGGTCTGACAGCAGGCGGTTTAGCCTCAGAAGATTTCAATGATATCATCGAGCCAACAGGAGGACTCACAGCAGGTACTGCTGGTGATGTCTTTGCAGAGTACAACTTTGCCGTTGATGTTGCTGGTGTGTTATCTGGTGGCTCTGCTTATCCTGATTTAACATACAACATTTCTGCCTCTGATGGGGCTCTAGCAGGCTCATCAGCAGTACCAAACGCAACATACAACGTTACTGCTGATGGTGGTGCTTTGGCTGGTGGTTCAGCCTTACAGACATTCAATGACATCTTTTCCCCATCTGGAGGACTCACAGCAGGCAGTACAGCAGCATCAAACGTTAGATACAGCATTCCCGTTGATGGTGGGGCTCTGCTGGCAGGCTCATCTGTGCCTTATGTCACAAGATCTGTAACAGGCTCAGGAGGACTCACAGCAGGCTCATCTGCTGTTTCTGATTTCACATACAACATTACTGCTGCTTCTGGTTCTCTGGTTGGTGGTTCTGCCTTACAGACATTCAATGATATCTTTTCCCCATCAGGAGGATTAACAGCAGGCACTGCCGGTGATGCATTCGTTAAATACAACGTTGTTACTGCTGGTGGTCTGGCTGCTGGTGGTTATGCTCGACGTTTCAAAATCACATCACCAGTACCAACAGGCGGATTGCTGGCAGGTGGTTCAGTCCTGCCTGATCTGACATATAACGTTGTTGCTTCTGGAGGGCTCACAGCAGGCACAAGTGCATATTACGGTTTGAACATTGCAGCCAAGGCTCATTTATCAGCAGATTCATCTTTAACCGGTTATGCCAATCTGATTATTGCTGCAACTGCTGATATGCAGGCAGATTCATCATTAACAGGTGATTTACAGATTAAGCCTCTGAATCTGTTACAAGAGTTGAGAACTTATGTTTTGGCAGATGCAACGGTATCAGGTCTGATTGGCACTAGAATGTATCCCATCAGATTACCGCAGAATGTAACACTGCCTGCAATCACATATCAAAGAATTTCACATGAGCACATGCATCATTTGAAATCGGGCACTGGTACAGCACGGGCACGAATGCAGCTTGATTGCTGGTCTTACTCTCTCACAGAATGCAAACAAATGTCTGAGGCTCTGAGAGGTCTGTTGCATGGTTTTACGGGCACAATGCAGAGTGTGAAAGTATTTAGCAGCTTGTGTGAGAATGAAATACATCTACATGAGCCCCCTCAAGATGGATCAGATAACTATCTGTATCACATAGCACAAGACTTTATCATTTTGCACACAGAGAGTCAGCCAGACCCTTAAAAACAGTTTCCTTACCAACAGCACTATATAAGGTATGGAAATTGAACAAGCTCTTTATACGTATCTGACAGGCTTTCTTTCATGCTCTGTTTATCCGGGTTATCGTCCCCAAAGCTCAACTGATCCGTGCGTAACGTATCAACGCAAAACAGGCGGTTACACAGCAATGTTGTCTGGTGCTGCATCTTTCACCAGACCCATATTTGATATCGCGGTTTATTCGGCAGACATTACCAACTGCATCAGCATCAGTGAAACGATACGTGAAAAGCTGCAAGGCTTCTCAGGCACACTCAGCACCAGAAACATTTGGTTTATTGCTCTGATTGATGAATCTGACTCATACTTTTCACCTGTTGATAGTGCTGAAACAGGGTTGTTTACGACAACTCAAACATATCAGGTGATGTATGAAGAAAATTAGATTGTGAAACATAAATACCTCTGAGTTTTAACTTTTACTTAGAGGTTTTTTATATGGTTGACGGTATCGGAGTCGCAGGCAGCAAAATCACCATTGATGGTACTGATATTGCTTATGTCACAAATTATTCATCATCTGGATATTCCAGAGAAACATCAGATGCAACGCATTTATTGAGCACTATCAAACAGTCTATTCCCTCAATTCCCATTGGTGGAGAAATGAGCTTTGATGTTTTGTTTGATCCTGCAAACACTACTCAGACAGGCTTATATGATTTGATGGATGATAAACTGGAAAAATCAGTTGTCCTTACATTCTCTAGTCTCAGCACAATGACTTTTGATGGTTACGTTACGGACATTGGGTTTGATGGCGGTGGAATTGATGAAACTTTAACAGGCAGCATCACAGTAACTGTGAATAGTAAGCCTGTATTCGCATAATAGGAGGATAATTGAGTTTATCGAGAGAACAGATTTTAAATTGCAATGACAATACAACGATGGAAGAGGTGCCAGTTCCTGAATGGGGCGGAACTGTATTTATTGGTTTAATGTCCGCAGAGGTCAGAGACGATTTAGAGCAAGACATGCTCTTTATGCGTAATGATAAAAAGAAAGTCAAAAACCTCAGATCACATTTTGTTGCTGCTTGTGCCTGTGATGAACAGGGCAACAAGCTATTTACTCCTGATGATGTTGATGCATTAGGTAAGAAATCAGCCAAAGCATTAGACAGATTGTTTGAGGTTTCCCAGAGAATCAACGCTATGTCCGATGAGGAAATTGAGGGCATGGAAAAAAACTCAGTCTCAATGTAAACAGGAGGTTTGCATTTAGATTAGCCGCTCATTTGAAAATGACAGTCAAAGAACTGTTGCAACGCATGGATGCAAGAGAGTTTGCTGAGTGGTTTTGTTTTTATAACCTTGAGCCTTTCGGGGATGATCACAGGCAAAGCAGCATGATTGCTGCTGCTGTTTATAATAACAACCCTCATCGTAAAGGTAAGGCTCTGCAACCGGAAGATTTCATGTGCATTAAAAAGCAAAAGAAAGTGCTTTCCAGTGATCAACTTGAGCAGGCATTGAAAAACACATTTGCTGTGATGTTTGGCTCAAAATAATGATGTGCTGACACTATATAATATTGGAAATCCACGTTAAGCCCTGCAAGTCTCTTGCTTTCAATCATTCGCTTGCAGGGCTTTCTTTACGTAAACATCCCTATCAAACGTCTGTTGACAATCTCAGTCTTTACAGGATCTTTACCAATCAGATCAAGAAACTTTTTGTAATCAATGGGATCTTGCACATGCCATACACAAGCCCCCTCTGACCATCGATAAGGCACACTGATTATTGCCACATCACAACAATCAAATATCTTTGCAACAAACTGCCTTAGATAATCTGTTTCAAAATGCTCGATGACCTGTAAACACGTGATGACTGTGAAATGTTGTTTTTCATACAACAACCAATCATCAATCACGTTTTCAACATTGGTGATCAATGGGCATGGTTCATTATTCAGGGCAACCCGTCTGTTGAAATTTCCAAAAGTTGCAACAGGTGTGCCTGCACTCCCCACATCACAGATAGATTCTTGTTTCCCCAGAGCATCAAGCCAAGTTTTGACGGTCTGATAATACTCTAAATGCTTTCGATCTTGCCAATATTTTTCATAAGCCACAAAGCCCCCTTTAGCTGCATACATACTTATAAGTTTAAAAGTATTTAGGGGGCAGATTGTCTTTAATTGCAAATCTCGTTGTCGGTATGACAGTGAAAACCGGCAAGTTTTTATCAGGTTTAAAATCAGCGAATAAAGGTCTTGGCAGATTCGTCAAAGAGGCAGCCTCAGTTAAAAATGTTGTTCTGGGGCTCAGTGCTGCCTTTGCAATCAACAGTTTTAAACAGATTGTTGATGCACAGATAGCCGCAATAGACAGCACTCAGAAATTAGCTTCTGCTGCAAATGTTGGTGTTAAAGATCTGACTGCATTGAGATTCGCAGCAGAGCAAAATGGTGTTACTGCCGGTGAACTTGATGCAACATTGCTCAGGGTATCGCGTAGAGTTGGTTTATATGGCAAAGGTGCAGGTGCTGCTGCTTCTGGTTTGAAACAACTTGGTTTTTCACAAAAGGAATTGCTTGGTTTATCTTCTGATCAGCAGTTTAAAAAGATCATCGAGAAAATCAGACAGTTACCCACAGCCAGCCTTCGCAGTGCAGCGGCTTTCGAAATCCTAGGGGACAGCGGCCAGAAATTCGCCCAGATGATTGAGGGTGGATCCGCCGGAATTGATGAACTGACAGCAGAGGCTGAAAGACTTGGTATCACATTCTCACAGGTTGACGCGAATCAAGTTGCAATGGCTTCTGATGCTTTAAACAGAGTCTCTAAAATATCTGATGGATTAAAGCAGCAGCTCACAATTCAACTTGCTCCCATCATCACAGCAGTTGCAAACAAGTTTTCAAACATGGCTCAGTCTGGTTTTAGTGCTGGAAAATTCATTACCAAAGGCATTGAAATCATGGTTAAGGGCATCGGTATGGGTGCTGATATCCTGCATACATTCAAGCTTGGTTTTATGCTGCTGCAATCAGCAGTGACAAAAGGTCTTGCTTGGTTTATTCGTGGTTGGGAATGGCAGGGTAAAGCAATTGAAAAAGTTTTAAATTTGCTTCCCGGTGTTGAGGTAAGTTTTTCTGAAACATTGGGTGCAATGGCTGATGGTTTAGATGAGCTGGCAAAAAACCAATATGCTGATTTCAACAAGGAATTTCTGAAAGATCCTCCAAGCAAAGGCATCAACAAGTTTTATTCTGAGTTGAAAACTGAATCTGCTGCTGTTGCTAAAGAGATGGCAGACAATGCCAACAAAGGCACACGCAGCTTTGATGAGGCTGCTGTAAAAGCCACCAGAGGCATCAGCGAACTGATTGCAAAGATGCAGGAGCAGATAGACACATTTGGGATGTCTGGTAATGCGGTTGAGATTTGGAAGCTTAAAAACGAGGGTGCATCTGATGAGATGATTAAGAAAGCCCAAGAACTCAATAAAAAGTTGGAAGGTTTAGCCGATGACAAAAAGTTGTTTGACTTTGGCAAATCTCTTACTGAGTCATTCATGACACCTTTGGAGAAGTTTGAAAAAGAGTTGGCAAAGTTACGGGAAGCCAAAGACAAAGGTTTCATCAGTGAAAACATCTTTGATAAAGCAGTTGCCAAAGCACAAAAGGAATTAGACAAATCGGGCTCAGGCTCAGGTTTAAAGCTGGCAGGTGCAACTGATTACAACAGTGTTGCTGCCAGATCTATTATCTTACGCTCACAATCGGCAGGACAGCAGCCAATCAATAAGGTTGAAAAGAATACCAAAGACACATTGAAAGAGCAGAAGAAATCAAACAAGTATCTTGAGAAAATTGCCGGTACTCAGAACGTAATTTATTCGTTTGGCTCCTAAATACATCTATGGGAGTAATAGCAAACGGTATCTCAGATACACCAAAAATAGAATTAACAACAAACAGTCATAACCAACCAACTTGGACAAAAACCGTATTGGTTCAAGTTGATTCAAAAGATGATTCAAACCTAGTTGCAGAGGCAGCACCCGGTTTTGTCTTGGGTAGTCCTTTCAAGTTTCGTTGGAATGGTCCTGTAACAGATTCCAGAGCAGTTTGCACAGGTGCAAAAACTTCAATTGCTGAGTTGACCTCTGACGGTTATGTGTATGAGGTCACATACACATTTGAGCAACTTGAGAATAATCAAACACCCTCAAACCCGCTCAACAGTCCTGCTGAGTTTAGTTGGTCTTACGAAAAATTAGAGCTGCCGATTGACTTTGATATAAATAATGACCCAATTCGAAATACAGCTCGGGAAAAGTTCGATCCTCCTGTAACAATCAATGCCAACATTTTAAAACTTTCAGTAACTCAGAATGAGAGTGTCTACAATCCGGGTTTGTCTTTGGCATATTCAGACAAGGTAAACTCAGATGCTTTTCAAGGTGCTGCTGCTGGTCAAGTTCTTTGCGAATCAATCACAGGGCAAGGCCCCAACATTGAGAATGATGTGACTTACTGGAAGGTAAATTATGTTTTTGCCTTTTATGCTGGTGGCTGGAAAAAGAAAATGCTCAATGCAGGCATGAAAGAATTAGACGATAACGGCAAGTTGCAGAACATTGAATTAAAAGGTAGTGAAGTCTCAAGCCCTGTTGCTCTTGATTTGAACGGCAAAGCAATCAAAGACAACTCAGGCACACCAGTCAAATTAGAATTTGAAGTTTACGAGCAAGTACCATTTTCAGGCACATTTAATTTTAGAGTTTAGGAGGCATCTTGACACAATCAGTACATCAAGGTGATTTATACATTAACGGGAGTCTTTCAAGTAAGACTTTCACAGCACCAGATGCATCAGTAACCAACGCGATGATTGCAGCGAGTGCAGGAATTGCAGCAACAAAGGTTGTGCATCAAATACCGGTCAGATACAGCTCTGCCGTTGGGAGTGCTGCAACATCAGCCACACAGGTAATTCATATTGCCCGTACAGCAGGCACAATCAACAGCATTGAGGTTGTTGCCGAAACTGCCCCCACAAGCACAGACACAGTTACTGTTGATCTGAAAGCAGGCAATTCAAGCACTGCATATGCTTCTGTGCTTTCTTCTGTTGTGACTCTCGACAATACGACATCTGACAGAGAAGTTGTTGCAGGCACAATTTCAACTGCTGATTATTCAGACGGTGATTCATTGGAATTGGTGGTAACTGTTACCGGCAGCAGTTGTGAGGGGTTGTGTGTATTGGTCAATCTGTTTGAAACTGCAATTTAGGGGGCAGGTTGGCAAAAGCAGGTCTGATTGATGAAAAAACATTTCTTCAAATGAAAGAAATGTATGACTGGTATAAGAGTCAGCAAGCAAACCAGAAACTGAAATACAACAGGGGCAACTCTGTTGTCAAATCCAAGTCTGGTTTTTGGGCAGAGATTACCAATGTCAATTTATCCAATGGCAAATGCTCTTGGCAAAAGATCAAGCCACAAGCAGAGGCTGATTTTGATCAGTATGAAAGCCCGTTTGTCAGTTATGCTGAATGGGGGGAAGCAGCATACACAGACGATTATGGTTATGCTTTTGAAATCAATGGTAGCACTCAGATTGTCAAATTTGACAAAGTATTTTTGACGCCTACCAATGAAGACTACTATTTTTTTGAATATCGCCCAAACGGAAAAATAGCACAAGCAACTGATGATATACCTGCTGCTGTCTCCAGTAATTACAGCTTTTCATTTTGCAGATTGTATGAGCCTGCAACAATCAGCAGTTACACAATATCGAGTAGAGAGGTTTCATTTACTCAGTACATTAAGATTTACAACATGTCCTCTTCGCTTGTCCACAAAGACACAGACTTACAGATCAAATACATTGACCGTTACAACTCTTGGTTTGTCGATGTGGAGGATTGCGGATAATGGCAAAAAAGAATTCTCCCGGTTGTGGCTGTTGTGGCTGCATCATTGGATTTGAAAACAGCATTATTGATTTTATTGTTGATGCATTCCCCAATGGTACGGGCAACGGTCTTGTGACTGGCAGCACGATCAATACAAGCAGTTTTGGCCCAAACCTAGATAAACCGCTTGATGTGTTTTATTGGGGGATGTTTTTTGGCAGTCCTCCCTGTTATCCCCCTTGGGGCTCAGTGCCTACATTCACGACAGAAATCAATACTTTCCTGACCAATGGTGGTAAGGTGCTGATTGCTTTAGAGAATTCAATTCTCTGTCTGTCAGATGATTTTGTTGATGAGGCAAATCAGTTTTTATCTGATATTGGCTCAGGCATGAGCATTACCAAAGACACTACCTTAGACGGTGGATGTCAAGAGGGTGTAAATGTTGCTTCACACTATTTCACAACGGCATCAGCAGCAGGATTAAAACAGATTGATTCTATTGGTCTGGGTGGGGCTTCTGAGATCCTGCTTGGGGCATCAGGTGAGGCAATCATGTATAGCAATGATGATGATACAAAGGTTGTTCTTGCAGTAGAGCCTATCAGCTCAGGTTGGATCATGCTTTCAAGTGATGCGAATATGTTTGATAGCTGTGATGGTTTGGGCCAAATCACTGATTTAATGGGGAATTTCTGTAAGGGGTAA